ACCAGCTCGGTATGCGCCGCAATCGAATCCGGAAACTCTGACCTCGGCATGTCGCCGGTCTCGGAAGTCAGATAACCCCGGCTTCCGACCCAGGTCTCGGTCGCCATATCATCGATGTCATACTTTGTAGCAATCGCACCGGTCGTATCGCTCCAGACCACCAGCTCGGTATGCGCCGCAATCGAATCCGGAAACTCTGACCTCGGCATGTCGCCGGTCTCGGAAGTCAGATAACCCCGGCTTCCGACCCAGGTCTCGCACCAAGCGCATTATTGAGATCTGTTTGATTACTTAAAGTACCTGTGATAGAGCCCCAAGTGCCGCCGCCGCCAGGTGTTTGATTGTTTTGGATGAATGTTTGCCACTTGGTCCGATTTATTGCCGTCTCAGTGGTATCTATTTTCAAATCGCTATCTAACAAATCATCAAAATCTTTATTTCCATAAGCAGTCGCAGCGCTATCCGCTGTCGCGCTACCGCCTCCGCCGGCTGCATCAGTATCCCATGCCGGCAAATTATTTCCCTGCATTTTCAATACCTTACCGGGACTTCCCTTTGCCAAATTAGTCCAACCGTCGTTATAATAAAATAAATCACCATTCGCCTCTGTCATGGATAAAACATTATTTAGCTTGTCAATATCATCGCTCGAACGCACTAATTCGTTATGAGCATTCAGCGAATCCGGAAACTCTGACCTCGGCATGTCGCCGGTCTCGGAAGTTAAATAACCAGCATCGTTATTCAACAATGAGATATTTTCACCCTCAACCATAACAGTTGATTGCAGCTTGCTGGCCGAAATAGCTGCAGATGCATCTATATGAGCATTGCTGATTAGACGTAAACCAAGCGCACCATCAGCGCCCGCGGGAGTCGCCAGAACTCTGCCCGCAGTTGTATCGCTAAAATCAACGCTAAAGGTTCCGGACGTCGTTATAGGAGATCCCGAAATAGAAAAAATTGACGGCATCGATAGACCGACGCTTGTAACTGTACCAGTACCCTCGCCAACTTTCCATAAACCAAGATTAGCATCATATTTTAGGATTTTGCCGTCCGCTTTCCCGCTTGTATCTATATCCGCCAAACCACCTACGCTCTGCCCGGATAGAGTGGTCAAATAACCTGGCGCGGTATGATTTCCCCATGCATAAGCTTCATTCCATTTTGTGCGTTGGATCGTAGTTGGAATAAAATGACCGTATGAAAGTGAGAGCACACCAGTCAAAGAAGAATAATCAAGCCCCAGTACGGTCTCACTAAAAAAAGAATAAGGACTAATCCACTTCAACGAATCATCAACTGAATCGAAGCTTAACAAACTTCGATTCAAAGGAGTTAGTTTTGTAATTGGATAATTTCTTAGCGATGTCGCATTCTGGCCATAAACAAAATTCACCGCCAATAATAAAAGAATAAATGTTTTCTTCATCTTTTTTTATCCTCTTAATCTATATCAGGCCAATCACCAGCCTGTATCGGATCATCTACTTCAACCAAATTGTAATAATCCCCGCTCACACTGCCGGGTTTCAAAATAAGAAGTAATGGAAGTTTTCTCGTTTCTGTTGCAAAATTCAAATCAATTCTGGGAACGACAATACATCGATAACCAAGCCTCCAAAGCTGCCAAATAATCGTTTCTGATTCTGTAATGGGAACTCTATAACGAGCAAGGATCTCATTGCCGGCATTATTCCTGATGAAATCAATCTCATCCTTATTTGTCTGTAATAAAGTCGTCTCAACGACGACCTTTTCATTGCCGCATAACAGACTCTGATATCTACCGGTTTCATAGTATATGTCCTCGGTCTCTATCTCGTCCAATAGCCTGGTGCTTTCAAGATAGCCCAATTCAGAATAGATAAATTCCTCATTATCGCAAACCTCGAAAATACCACCACCCCTAATATTGACCCGATGTCTTTTTTTACCAAGCGCCATTTAATTAACCGTGGGCCAATCTAATTCTTCGATGGGGCTATCAACTTCGGCAACATCATAATATTTGCCTGTAACAGTGCCCTTATGCAACACCAAACTCAACGGCAATTTTCGGGTCTCTGTTGCAAAATTCAAATCAATTTTTGGCACAATTTGACATGCTCCAAACGCCCAGATTTGCCACACGATTGTTGACGATTCCGTAATGCCAACCTGATAGCGGGCTAAAACCGTGTCCAAACCCGCATTATTGCGTACCAGATCGATTTCTTCTTTGTTTGTTTGCAATAATACAGTTTCTACTGACACCTTCTGATTGCCAGGTAACATACGCACATATTCACCAGCCTCATCATGTTGATCAACAACTTCACTTTCATCAACAATATGCGTATTCTCAAGATAACCGACAACACTCCAGCTCGTCCCCTCATCTATACTTATTTCAAGCACTCCGCCGCCCTTAATGTTTACTCTTGCTCTATTTTTTCCCAGAGCCATGACAAAAACCTCCTCAATTATATTCGTTACGGACAGGAACTCCAGTATCCCTGTCATTCCTGCGGATGCAGGAATCTCCTTATTGATAGATGGTTAGGAGATGCCTGTATTCGCAAGCATGACATGAGAAACTAACATTTAATGAATATATTTACAAGAAAGGCAGCCGAAGCCGCCTTTAATATCTTGTTTTTTTTTATTTAATCCCAGAAGGTGAGCCCAACTTCCCCGCCAACAGTGCATGTATCTCCGGAAGCTGCAGCCGCCACAACTCTGAATCGTCCGACTCTTGTGTAAGGATGTGTGGAAATCTGTTTTATTCGTTTCATTGTTGCACCCTTGTCGGATGTCGTACTCTTTAATGTATCCCAAATACCATTGCTATTATCCCAGGGATACCAAGTCCACCCTCCGGAGCTATTCTTATAATTTGCCAGATCGAGATAAATAACATTAAACATTGAATCCGTACTATCAGACTCTGTCGCCCAAAACGTAGTGCTAAGGGTCGTTGCAAATTGTTTTGAAAGTTTACGCGGATTCTCATTTATCGCCAAAAAAAATACTTTGCTGGTATCCTTTCCGGTAGCAGCAATCAAATTGCGGGTGTACAAAGTGTTTTCCGAATAGTTATTACCAGCCCAGGATAGATAATGCGTTTGGTGCATCTGAGCAGCTACCAAAAACGCAATCGAGAACAAAACCAACATAAAAGCCAAAAGCCCCTTCATGATTCACTGCTTGTTTAAATGATGTTTAAATTACCTTTTCTGCTTCATCAATTGCTTCTGAAAACTTTGTCAAAAATACAAGTTCCGCTGCGACAACCTCTCTTCCGCCGATGACAAATCTCCGGTAAATTCTACGCTCCAATTGAATCGAGAAGTTTATTTCACTCATAATTTGAACATTGACTAACTTTGACAATCTTTCAACATTGCGCCACTGACTATCTAAATTGTCTCGCCCCTCTGTTAAAGTATCCAATACATAGCATTTGCAACGGCGCGCTACAATGTTCATCTCCAATGATTCATCTTTAGATATTACATCATCCCAAACTTCATCCAACACAAACGCCGGATAATCTTCATATTCCGCATCATCAAACGGATAATTGGTAACCTTTTTAAATTCATTAAGATTATTTACCAAATCCAACAGCGGAAAAATGTAATCATCCTGGATATTATTATAGAACATTGAATCTTTCTCTCAATCTGTCCGCAATCAATTTAACAATAGTCTTTTCATATTGTCTTAAAACAAATCCGATGAACGGCTTTCCCTTGGTCCCTTTTTGGGAAATCGCAAATCGCACCGCGCCGGTAACCTTCTTGACCTCATCCCCTGAATAGCCGAATTTTTTGATTACCCAGCGTTTTATCGGTGCCTCCGGTGGCCAATGCGGCTTGGTTCCCTCATGAACATATACGCCATACTCGATATTGGATCCCACTTGCAGGACAACCCGCGCCAATTCTTTTTTCACTTCAGAGGTGATCGACTTTTTTAAATCACCCTGTACCTGAATCTGATATCTTTCAATATAATCGACAATATCGCGCTCTATTTCCATTCCGATTCGCTTTAACACCGATTCGATCTGATCGAATATCCAGCGCTCTGCGCCGCGGATGTTTTCATCTAAACCGCTATCCAATCTATACTCCCGCCTTCGATAATATCTGAATATTCATCGATCTCGACATACTTAGAAACCAGATCTATCGCACTTTTATAAAAATGGTCCGCCAGTTTATTTGCATCATCATAACTGACAAAGTCATTTCTGCCATCGCCGAAGCCGGTGCTACGAACAAACCCGCCCTTGGGGCCTGCCCTGATATTCAATACCGGAATTGCAAATGAGAGCGCGATCATACTCTCCGCGCGGATGAGATTCTTTTTCCTCTGTTCATTTGCACTTTCTACCAGCACCTCATCATAAAGATCTTCACCTAAAAGGGAGCGGAGTCTAACCTCCGCTCCCTCCAGGTGGGGCGTTAATTTGATCTCAGGGAGATCACCAGGGAGATTGCCTTCGTTACGTATTTTTTCTAAAGTCGTTAATGGCATTATTTACGTTGTTTGTGTTTTTTTAGAGTCGTCCGGAAATTATCAGAGGCATCCTGTTTGATGGCTTCTTTCTCTTCCGGGGTTGCCGCTGCAAGCGTAATCTGCTTCACCTGATCCGGATTGTCTTTATCAGCTATCGAGATCTTTCCGGACTTTGGTTCTGTCTGTTTAGCTTCATCGACTTTCTCGAAATATTGCTTAATCCGCTCAGGCAAAGCTTTAAATTCCTCTTCTGATATTTTATCGCTCTTACAAATTGAGCGCATACCAAATCCAATCGAAGATTTACCTGTTAAAACATACATAGCATCTCCTCCACTTATGATAATTGACATCTCGGACAGATACTAATTAATCTGATCCATAAACAATGGCATCAGATACAGCATACTTCGCATCGATGCCGGCGGTGATCGTCACTTCAACCAGCCTCTTTCGATTATAAATATCACGACCAACTTGTATCTCATCGCCAAATCCAATCGCCAGATTCCGTTTCGGGGTCAACAACATTTTTCCGTCCGGATTCTGAAAAACCGCGACAATCTGAATACCGTGATAGTAAAGCGGTTTTTCACCGAACAATACTGTATCACCCAACGCAGTGACACGCTCTCCGATCTGGTCCGCGTAAGCTTCATAAACATCAGGCGAAACAAACATGCCCAGCTCCGAACGATCATCTTTGTAATCTTTGGGAAGTTGCGCCAACATACCAGGAAAAATAGTTCCCAAATAATCTGATCCGGAAATCACATAATCATGAACATTTGCATCGGCGCTTGCTTGTTTATAAAAACCGTTGAAAATCCGCTTGCACTTGTTGAGGCGGGAATTGGCTGCCAACGTCGTATCGCCGTTGAAAGCAACAATCACACAGTCCTTTCCGAATCGCTTCGAGAAAATTTTGTTCAGCGTTTCGTTGACGCTACTTCCTTCGATATTCTTACGTAAGAAATCAAATGTGATATCATACGCAAGCAGTACCTGGTTAGGTGTTAAGGCTTTCCGTGTGATTGTCGGGGTAACAACATCTTCGCTATCAGGTGCGGTAGCTTCGGTCGCCGCAACCATGGCCGGATCGCCAAGCTCAATCGAATCCAGATTGCGCGCCACCTTAATTCCGGTCTCTGTTCTGATCATTCCCAAAACTTTAGTTTGCTCGGTCGCCAAATCGATAAATGCCTCAGCATCCTCGGTTTGCGCCAGTCCGCCGACACTGGTCGTTATCTGAGCCTTGAGAAGCTCTAACAATTCCTCATTGTTTAACATTGGAGAATCTCCTTCGTGTTTGTTTTGATTAAATGAACTTCAAACCTTTTTTTGCTTCTCCCTTATCATCTCCATCCTGACCCTTTGCAGACTGCCGGCCCGGCGATGCCTTCTCGATCTTTTCCAACCGAGTTAAAACAGGCTTCAAAGCCTTTTCGATGGCATCTGATACATGGTCCTGATTGTCGACTTTTTTGTCGTCGTCAGGTTTTTTGTCCTTGCCATTTTCATCGGGCTTTGTATCGGGCTCTTGTTTCTCAAGTTTTCCCAAACGATCAATAACCGGCTGCAAACTTTCACCCAACAACTTTTTGACATCATCGATTTCCATCTTTTCCACCTTCTTGTTTTGTGATTCATAGATTTTTATCAATTCACCCAATGCATTGTGCGCTGCCTTAATTTGATTGAAATTCGTAGCGCTAAAAACCTTTCCCTCTTTCTTGAGATCTATCTTGTCGATCACTTTCAAAAATTGATCGATATTTTTCTTAATCTGATCACGTTGCTGCGCGGGTGTCGCCTTCTTTTTATCCGGGTGATCTTGCCATATTATCTTATCGATTGAGCGATTTAAAGCACTCGTCGCCCGGCGCAATTCTTCGTTTTCATACTCGGCATTAAAATCTTTTTCGATGCCTATTTTTTTTAGCAATTTTGTAAAAAATGAATCGTCTTTTGTTATATTATCCGTCTCGATTTCTCTCGCTACTCCCGCCAAACTAACCCCTGTAATTTCTCCTTTTTTAATCGACTTCCAGGTATTATCATTCGTTATCTTTATACCTACCGCCCAGGAACCCTCCGGATCATCAGCAAACAAAGGATCATTGCTTTTAGTCAGCCATGATTCTGCAACGAAACCTTCATCAGGATTAAAATCATGTTGTTTGTCGACTTTAGTAGTGCGCCGCCTCTCCATAAAACGATATGCAGCTTTTTTTATTTCTTCTGCGCTACTAATGTCGCCCTGAAGATCCTCTTCTTCGGGCGAATAAACAATACAATAAATGATACGTTCGTCTTCATCAACCTTCCGAATAGTAACCTGCCGCAGCTCTGGTTCATCATCAAATTCCGCTGATTTCCAAATTAGCTTTTTCTGATTCGCTCCCTTCCGAACAAGCGAAATAAATGTTACATCTATATCGAAAAGTCTGCGCATAAAATAACCCACCTTTATTATTTTATAAATCGGATAAATAATTTTGAAATCATGCTACATGATATTGTATTAATTATAATTTTACAATATTAACAATACATTATATTGTTATTTAGTTGTTAAAAAAAAACCCGCCTGATTACTAAATCAGGCGGGCTTGTGATTAAAAACTAAATTACTTAAAACTTATCAGGTTATCTCATAAATATATCCATCACATTCAAGGCAAATAAATCTCTCTTTTCTCTCCCTTTGCCCCTCAACCTGATGTTTATACCAGGCCAGTGGTTTTCCGCAAATTACACAATTCAATTTAAAATCTTCATCATACTTTTTAATATCTTTTTCTAGCTTATTCAATTTCATCTCAAAAAAACTGAATTGTTCATTAATTAATCCACCATGTTTCAGTTTCTTCAATTCCGACAAGCGCTCGTCAATGTTTTTAAGAGATTTCTTTATCTCAGTAATTTGTCCGACCAATTCCTCAAAAGTTTTCATAAAAATTTCCCTCGTCTTAACTTTCACTTAAAAAAATCGGCGATATCCTCAAAACACCCCTTTTTGAAACAGCGATTTTCCTCACCACCAATTTATTGGCAATTCCAACTTAACTTAAACACCGTTTAAACGGGTGAAAATACGTTTTTTTAATACCCATATCATACCATTACTTTTTAATAAAATCGCTCTATGGGGCTTAAAATCGTTTTTATTGATTTCAGAAATTGACCCAATTCATCTCTGAATATAATCAATCTTTAGTTGTTTTCTCAACTCGTAATTATATTTCTCCGCTTCCTTCATGGCCGAAACCGCTGAAAATAATTTTACAAATGAAATCATATAAACTTCACGCGGGCGTTGCTTGATTAGGTAATATGTCAAACCGATCTCGATAGCCAATACTATCGGCGCAAATTCACTGGATGCATAAAAATGACCGCCGCCAGGTAATATCAGTGCCATAACAAATGCGGTTCCAACATCCTTCTTCTGTTCCGCGTAAGTCAAAACATTCCGGCTAAATTTTAATTGCTCACCATTAAATACTGAATCTTGTTTGTTAAATTGAGCAATCAAAGGCGAGGTAAGGATAGAAAACAATGCAATCAAAACAACTAACTTTTTCATAGCAATCTCCCTATTTGTAAATTATTCTATTGATTTTTAAAATTGTTTTTCATATTTTAAGACATGAAAAAACAATTTAGTTATTTTGTACGTTCCTTATTTGGTTTCCTTTTGGGATATAAAGAAATCCATAACAGTGGAAAATTGACCCTTTACGAATGGATAGCATTAGTTTTTTTAATGCTCTTCATATTAATTGCCTTTATCACTTTCGGTTGAATCTCTAACAGTAAGCTTCTCAGTGGTAATAAAAACTGCGCCACAATTACTGCAAAGTCTGACCCGCTTTATAACCCTGAACTCATCCAAATACCGCGTGTCTTTAACCCGCGGCCGCCCCTCTTTACAAAGGGGGCAAAAAACCGCCTGTGTCAGATTGCGTTCCACCACCAAAATCCCTCCTTCGCTCGTTTGCTGAATGGTTTCATAAAGTCCTTAAATGGTTTCCACTTAAAATCTTTATTCTCTTCTATTGCTTGTCGTAGCTCATCCCAGAGATCAGCGTTTTTTGATTGATCCAAACCCTCCAGAAATTCAAAAGCCGAATATATTGCTTCCGGAGGACGTGTCGCACGCCAGCCTTCGATCTCCTCGATGATTCTCTTTAATTTTTCTTTTTCACTTGCAGCCATAGCTCCCTGTCCTTTAATTTATCAAATGTAATGTTTACATCTTTTTGAAAATAACAACCCCGAACCCTCATCCCACGATCAACAATGACCATGCAATTACTTTTCGTCGAATAAAAACAGAACTGCAATTCGCTTTTATCTCCGCTATATTCATAGATTTTTGCCGTGATCTTATCTGCATTTTTGATCGCTTCATTTGCATAAGCCTCATAATCTGCTGCTGTTTTGAAATTAATACCTGATCTCCACGCATGTTTTTTAAAATCATGTCCCAGATCTTTGCGGTCGAAAGTTATTTTCTCGCGGTCCAAAACAGCCTGCATCCAATTCGCATATTCCTCTTTTGAATATGCATCCAGCCGTCGACGTTGTTCTTTATCAGTAATATCCGATCCTATATGTTTATCAACTTTATATTCATTCTCTTTATAAATAACTGTTCGCGTTCGGCAATTCCAGTGATACGGCGGCAACTTTACGCCCAGTGGAAGACTATCTGTTTTTAGATCCTGAACATCAAATTCACGCTGCCACGGAGCAAATTCTTTCACTTCTTCCGGAGATTTGGCATTAATAAAACTATCTCTCAACTTTACCGCATCCGCTACCTCGAAAATTCTGCCATGCATCTCCCTACATATCGGAGTTGTACGATGATCCAATACTGCCCTAATCTCGTAGCGGGTTATTTCGGCCTTGACCATCGCCTCGACTTGACCCAATGATCTGGACCTGGTTACAACATGATTGGCAAACCCCTCCCAATACTTCGTACCATGCGCATCATATTTATCAGCCAACTCTGTAGCAAACAACTTCCCCGCCTCGATGCGTGGAATTCCTTCTTGTATGATTTGATTGCCAAGTTCATAAGTAAGCTCAGCTAAATTATTATCCCATTGATTTTTTACCCAATAGATATTATGCTCTTCTAACGCCCTGATCGCGCGCTGATCCACCACATTAAATGACGGCTTGACACCAATAAGCTGGCGTTGTGAATGCCCATAGCAATCGGTCTCAATCTCGAACATTGGATTCGCCATCCGGTTAGCAAATTTTATTCCCAAATCATTAGAAAGCCCCTGATAAATTTCTTCCATCTCAGAATCGGTAATCTTTCCCTTTCCCTTTGCCAATCGTGTTATCACATCAGCAATCGCTTGTTTGCTCGTTTTTTCCCATTCATGTAACAAAAGATCCTGCAAATCGCGCACTAACCGATCAAATTTGTCTCCCTTGATAACCACAAAAATAGAATCGATCTCTCTTATTGTCTGTCGTTTTAAATTCATTTTATCGGCTAATTCCATCTATTTCCAATATTCATCATCCTTTGATTGAAGCGGTAGTCTTCTTTCCAACGGTCCATCTTCTTACGCCAGATCAACCGATAACTCAATTGCCATCCTATTACGCCCGCAATAATATGACCAACAAACCAGAAATGTGTAATCCTGTAATGCCAGAAATCCCAGATCCAATCCCAGTTCCCCATCAAATAATAAATCAGAAAATGCCCATAGATACAAAAGCATGGAATTGTTGCAAACCAATACGCAAAATGCCAGATAAAATCCCAACGCTTATCTATCCACAAGCCTGAATGACGAATCCCTTGTTGAAACGCATCAAACTGCATCGCGATAAAATATGTAACATAAATATAAATCATAGCGCTCTCCAAATACGCTTAATGAAACAATTCAAATCGCTCATCTTTTTCTGTTTCCGTCTGCTTATCCAGTAATTTTTGTTCCTCAGTGCGAGGATCCTGAAACATATCTTTTTCCTGATCCATCTTTTTTTTGTGTTGCATCATTTGCTCATCCATTGTTGGCGGCTGATCGCCACAGTTTGTCATGCTCAATATCAGCAGCAACACTAATATTTTTCTCATTTTCTTCTCCGAGCATTTGTTTTAATTTTCTTCTAATAAAAATACCATTTAAACCCACAACCTCACAACACCAATAAAATGAAAAAGCATCCTTTGAATTGTCAAATATCCACTCAGTTGCTGTCTTTTTATAAAACGCCTTTTTCCTTTTCATAGTGGAGTTTCTATTTCGTGATATTTTCAAAGCATCTTTAACCGCTAAATCGATTATCTGAACTGCAAGCCTCTTTAAACTATCTTCGGCAAACACTTCTATTTGATAACCGGCTTCTCCCTCGATTTTCATCATGATTTATCCCTCGTTTTCGAGCCGTTCCCTGACTGTTTGTAAACCTTTCAAAAAACTCCCGAGATTATCATCCCCTTTCCTGATCAGCGGCGGTCTGCTTATAACATCACGAGCTTCATCCTCGGTAAGCAATTCGGCAGTGCGCAATTTAATAGCATATTCAGCATCTTGCATCATATCAGTAACGTCCATTTCATTAAACTTTATCCGCCACTTCTTTGCATCCAGCCCTTTCAAAATACTCTTATTTATTAACTCCTCGAACCGGTGTTGCTCCGGGTCGATCACGGTTTCCTTGAAAATCTTGAATTGCTCCATCGCCTCTTGTGAGTCCCCAATCTTACCGGCTGTAACAACTCCAACCAGTCGCGGTGGGACGCCATGCGCCGCGATTACCTCATCCCGGGAATTTTCCCGCAGTTTCATAAATCCGCCCTCCTTCTCTTTAGCTTCCAATTGCGCTTTTTCGACACGAACCTTAACGTTTGGATCTTTGACCGGTATAACTATCAATCTGCCCGTATTTTTTATACCTTTCCCATGCATACCGAGAAAATTCCGCAGTTCAGCTTTAGCATTAGGGCTTATATCTCCACCCTCGATGATGAGAAATGATGTTGCCAACATCCCATTTTCGAACATATAAGTATTGAACGATGCCGCCGCCCGATCCAGACCCATCGTAACCATTGATGGAATCCAATCAGGAAGTCCATAATAATCGCTTTGGGGATCATAATTGTAATAATGTAATATTTCATTATCCCCGAATTCTTTATCTCCAAAATTGCGGAAAAACTTTTTCTTTTGTGCCCGCAGCTGCCAATATCCACCGAACTCTTTATCTCGGCGTACTGTTCTCCCGGGGATATGATAGATATCTGAAATTTCACCCAGATTATTCCTGGCCACCTCTATATATCCATTGCCTATGCTCAAATAGTCGATCAAACATCGATAACACAATTCCGTAAATGTCAGCTCCTCTCCGAATATATTATCTTGACTCGGTTTTTTGAGAAAATCTGAAATTCTATTGTATTCATCATCAGGATTCTTATTTTGGTCGTCCGTATCAAGTGTCCAGCCAAAACCTCCGATAACTCGCGCTTTTAATGCAATGCACCGCCTATGCCAGGTATTGATTTCGAAAAACTGCATCAGATCATCAAAATCAAGCCGTGGCGTTACCGCATTAATTGAGCTCCATATTTTATCAGCTATCTGCTCGCTTGCTTTTTTAATGGGAACCGCATCAAGAATAAAAACATTGTCTATTGCCGGCTTTTCCATTACACCTACCTCTTTAAATATATAATTAGATTATCCTACCGCGATGAGCCCGCGGCAGAGGTTTAAATCCGGCGGCATTATCTGCCTCCCGGTCCTCGATCAATTTATCGATATGTATTTTTTTCAACTCATAAAACTGCTTTAAATCAGGTTTCCCAACATACCACCAATTTTCATCATCTTTTTCCGGAACATTATAACAAGCCGTCTGCAATCTCTTTATCTCTTTCAAAAATCCTTTCCAATCCGCCGAGAAATCAATCTTACTCAGTTTGAAATATAACCCGCCGGTACTGTTATTTTTCTCTATCTGCATATCTATTCCGAAGCTTATCAAATTCTGGTTTTTTGCCGAAATCTATCTTTATCGGACACGCATCAATAATTGCTTTCATAGCCGGTCGCATCGCTTCAAGCATTTCAGCAGTATCTAAAAATGTCAAACCGCATTGAAAATCACAACATGCTTTGTCATGACACCACTTACAAACAACCTTTATTTGTTTCGGTCTTCTTCTCATCGCTTTATTTGTCTTTTAGCGGTTTAATAAATTCTACCGGACCGGGTTGGGTGCGGTCAATTCCAATTCGCCACTTACCGTGTTCATTATCTTCGCTATTGCTCCATAATACCGTACTTTCATTGCCAGCGGCATCGATAGCAACAATACCGACAATATATTTACCTTCAGGAAATTGTTTCGAATCGATGGTCAAAAATGTATCTATCCAAACAGATTCGAAAACATCAGCCGTATCCGGATATATTCTTTTTGCAGAAATCTTATAATAAACAGAATCCTCCAATCCCCCTTTGATATCTCTGGTAACCCGGCTCCAACAAATCGGGATCTCCTCATCGAAAAAATAAACATCCCGATAACGAATATGACTATAGACAACCACAAAAATAATTACCAATGCCATAACAAACAAAAATAACTTGCTTTTCATTATAATCCTCTTTCTCCTTATGTTTAAAGCCGCCGCAGTTGATCCTCAAGCTCAGAAATACGATTGTTGTGATAGTTCAGCACTCTTAACTAATAATGTCATTCCGGCATGTTTTTAGCCGGAATCTCCTGAATATATGTGCAAATTAATATTTAAAAGTTCTATTATTGAGATTCCGGCATTCCGCTTCGCTCCAGCCGGAATGACAGGTGAACTATTACCGATTGTTGAGCTCATCCTCTATTTCATCGCGCGCCTCGTCAGCCGCTCTCCCAAGACAATCTTCACACGGCTCGATCACCACCATTGGAAACATTTGATTTATGACTTTGTTGATACAATTATTGATTGTGAATGTTAGCATTCCCTCCTCCTCCTTCAAAACCTTATAACATTACATAATCTCTATTTCTTTAATTTCCGAATCAAATCCATGTTCTAACAATCTGACCGCTCCTTCCAATGCATCCGGCCCATCATCTTTCACCACCGAGCTCGGAAACGCTATCAACTGTTCGATTAAATCAATTTGACCATCCTGCAGTAATATCTGGCCACGTTCGAACATCGGCGATAACCTACCGATACGCACCTCCTTGTTTACCGTCTGCGGATATCCCCTCACCGGCAGAATATAACCTTTTTCTTTACCCATCCGCTCGAATTCGGGAAGCAACAATTCAAACGCCCCCACAGCCTCCAAACCGATCTGCGCAATGATGCCGCCCTGTTGACGAAAATACTCGTAAATACTATACGTAGCATAAATCATCTCCATCGTAGAAGCATGTTTAATCCACGTATGAAGTACATAGAAATATGGATATCCTTCAAATGGTTTTCCAACTGTGACTATCGCTTTATAATCATGCTGTTCTTTCTGTTTTACACTTGGATCGATATATGATATGATATGTAATTTCTTTAAATCCAGCGTTCGCAAATTGAAATATTTGAACCACTTGTCATCAAATAGAGACACCTCGCTGCGTACATCAAGCATATATTCTTTGAGATATTTGACTGTACCGATGACCCTTTTAATGTTTTTAAGTCTGCGCTTATTAAAAACACCCGGCCAGGTCGGCTTACCATCCGCTGTTTCAGCAGGAATCTCGATAGTTCTGATATTCTCGTTCTTCTTCAATTCGGTCGCCGCACACTTTTTAGCGATGACCGTTCCCAAAAAATAAATCTGAAAATCATCACCCATCGCCGGGACCAATTGATCCATCAGAATATCGACTCCCTCCTTGACATATCTGGGATTTTTGACATTCTTGTCGTTCTCCCATTCATCTATAATCGCCAAATCAGGACGATATTGAATATATTTACGGCTGCGGATTTTAGACATCCGTCCCAGACATTTACCCATACAACCGCATTTCAAAATAAACTCCTCGCTTTCCCAATGCTTTGAACGCTGATCGCCGAAGTCCTCCCGCAACCGGAGATTGTTCTCTATCTCCGTCCGAATAGTCAACGAATAGACAAGCTCTGCCTGATCAACCGTATCACTTAAAAAGAGTACAAAGCGCCTCTTCTTTTGCAACATCTTCAGCAATGCATAAATTGAAAAAAACGTTGTCTTCCCGAATCCCCGGAAAGCTAATATCTGCACCAACTCATTATTAATATCAAGAACATCCAATAAACTTTTATGCTTTCCGCTCCAGCGATCAGGAAAATGATGCGGAAAATAAGTTTTCATTGCCCAGAGAATATCAGTCTCCGTCTGTTGCAATCGACGTTGTTTTGCTTCCGCCGAGTTGTCTTCAAAAGGCCGAACTTCCGAGCGAATCTGTTGAATAAGCATCTCCGCCCGGCGATCATACTCATGTAATGATGTTTTTCTCATAGTCTTCTAATGCCTTTTTTAATGAAGAAATAATCTTCTCTTGTCTATTAGTGCGTTCTATTAAATCAGAAATTATCTCATTCAAAATAGCGCACTCATCAACTGCAGCCGAAAGCTGTTCCCCGAGCTCTGCATTTTCTTCTATCAATTTCCTCAATTCAGAAAAATCAAACCTTAAAGCCATAACGCCCTCATTCATTAAAACTTAATGCTATTCCTTTTTAATTATCTTATCACCATAGTCAATAAAATAAGGATAACCATTTTTTAAACTATCAACCATGCCAGGATCATAATCAATTTCTAAATAATTGCAGATATCTTTTAAACATCTTTTCGAAGATGTCAAATCTTTTAATGTCACTAAAAAATAAGGATAAAATAATCCCCTATGAGTTAGAAAAGTCAAATCTTTATTACATTTTATAATATATTTCTCCGCCAATCGTTTGTCATATCCATTTCTTTTGATTAAACTTTTTATATTTTCCTTACTATCTCTCTTAATGACTATAATCTTACTATCGAGATCCATAAAATCGAAAATTGACATATTCGATTTGGGAAAGACTTTAATAAATCTGTTCAATAAATGAGTTACTCGATTCGCCCTAATCATTTTCATTATTTGTTTGATATAGATCAGTTTATTCCCGCGATATTTTTTCCCGATAAGCTTTTTTACATTTCCGTGGAAATCCTCTGAGAGCATATTAATATCTTTATGTCCCCCAAGTAAAGTCGCCAATAACGATGTGCCGCTATGTTCAGCGCCAACAACTAACAGATATTTGCTTTTCATTTCAGTTGCCTTATTAATTTTTATATTTCTCTCGCATATAAATCAAAAAACCAGGTATCACTTCCTGCAGATTATTGAAAAAATTACCATGATTAGTCCTCACAAAAAAAGTCATTTCTTCAACTACCATCAACGTTACTCCCAGAGCATCAAAATCTTGATCCAGCTTTCTGATCGCGGTCGCTGTCTTGACCAGCATATCCGTAACCCCAGGATCTAATTCATCCACCTTTTGCATATATTGATGCAACATTTTCATCGTCTTTTCAGCAATGCCGCTGGCGCTCGTCTCCCAATCAAAAAGCCGGTCATCCCAGTTATAAGCTCGACGCCATCGATAAAGTGTCCGCGTCGAAATCCCGGTAGCCGATGAAATATCAGCCATCGACATCTTTTCCCGGATATACATCCGCTCAACATTACCCAACATTTGCCGCTCTTCATCAGTCACCCGGCGTCGCTTCGTAGCCGTCTTTTTTTTCTTTACAGTATGCTCTTTTCGATTGTACATGATCACCTCTTCATGCTTGATTCGCATCTCTTTTTTTAATTTGAAACCGCAACGTCCTTTCCATTGCAGCGATCAAATAGCCAGCTTCTCTTTTATTGATTTCCTCGATTTCCAAATTCAATATCTTTTTGCAGAAACCTTCCAGCCGCCGCCGGTTCAATGACCATCCCAATGCCGTCTCTAATTCTTTTATCCGATATTCCTGTGCCCGCGTCATATTTACCCAGCGATGATTTGTCGATTGAAAGCCAACTGATTTGAAAAACCTCATCAATCTTTCAAATTTAATTAGCGTTAAATCAATCGAACTTTCTACGCCGCATATATTACGTAATGCATCTCGATAATCAAGATCATCAAGTCGCAATTTCGCCTTCGCAACATGAATCAATGCTATCTGTTTTTTGTTGATTTTTGCCATTAGTATATTCCAAGATAATTTTATTGATTTTTTTATAAATACAATCGCAGATAATCTTCTTGCCTGTATTGACATTTTTACCAATAACACCCCGCCCGAAGCAGACCTTACAGTCTGCTTCGGCCGTGATCTCATCTATTCTGCCCTGTAAATATTGATATGTTGCCTGTGAGATCATGATTTATCTTATCCCGCTTATAACATCCATTTTCGGCATCGACTGGATGGCCTCTTCCTTCACCTCATACCAAAAATCATCGGAAATCTCCAGATGTACACCAAATACCGCCATTTCATCATCGGATAGATTGGCCTCTCTGATCGCAGTCTTATTGACACTCTCCTTTATTGCAATAAAACGTTTGCGTTTCGCCTCTTTTAACTTTGCCAATACTTTGTTCCAGGTCCATTTTGGAAGTGTCTTCAACGCTGAAGATTTCCGATATCCGACCACTGCAAAATTTAATTCCATAGAGCGCTTCGTTTTATCGAAATCGCACTTATTGAACACAGCGAAGTCTTCGACATCTTTTTCCAGACGTATCTTTTCTGTCTGTAAACTTTCTGCTTTTTTATTCGCCTTTGACTTCGCATCATTGATCGCTTTTTGCATTTCCGTTTCGATCTTCTCCAATTCCAAATTAATGTAAGCGATCTTCCTTAAGCCTTGATCGACATCATCCCAACTTTTTAGAATTGGGGACTCTGTTACCTTGCTTCTGTTTCTCATCGTGTTTGACCTCCTGGTTTTTAGTTGCATTTAATAATTTGAGGCAACTATCGGCGTCGAGAATTAAATAACTTCTTCCCCGCAAAACGCCGCTAATCACATACAACATAACAATCAGCACACCCATCAAAAAACCGGATGTGCCCACAAAGATAATCAAATAAAGCATCGAGCTTTCCATACGATCTCCTATTTTATGCGTTCATCTATCTGCGCAATCTATGAGAAAAAAATCCCACAATCGCATTAATTAGTAGCGAGCCGTGGATTCGAACCACGATACTCTATGGCTTCCCATACTTCGCCATGCTGCTCGCTGACCTACCTGGACTTACAACCTTTCGATGCCGGCTCTCTCTCTTTTAATGGGGTATTTTTTTAATTGGCAATTGTAACGACGTCGTCGTGAAAAACCGATTGATTGCCTGTGCAATAGCAAACAAGCTATATCCAATAGCAATCCGGATCGTCATCTCATCTGCAATAAAATAAAACGCCCATGTTCCCAACACCTGGGCGAGAGCCAACGAAATTGTTTTTTTACCTTTCATTTCTGGCATCATCATACCTTTTGATTTTCAAATTGTAGTTTAAAGTTTTGGCCTGCCATCCGCCTACCGCAAATGCAACGATCCATAATACAAGCTCTATAAATGAATCCTGCGTCAATGGGAAATCCGGTGCCAAAGCTTTCAATATTAAATAAAAACCAAGCAGCACCGACATTAAAAACATTTTTAACAACGGTTTCCAATCCATCTTTTCACCTCCTTCCATATTTTTTTTTATTATTGAACCAGCAATCCATAAGCAGCCCGAATCCGCTCCTCATCGGTCTCGCCCATTTCAGCAAATAATTTCGAGCGTTCCAGCAGCTTATCCATTGTCCTTAATTCACCAGAATTGTGGATCCAACCCATCATATCATTGATAAATTGCCTCGAAAACTTAAAACCATGCCGCTCACAAATCATCTCGACATCCTCGCGCCGCGGAGGCGTAATATCGCGCCGGAAGCCAACTCGCGAATATAACTGCGCCAGATTTTCTTTTAGCGTCTGTCCGCGCGTCAACAACATCAACAATCGCGGCAACCCAATCAGGACCATCGCGCATGATCCATTATCGAAAATCGCCCTCAAAATCTCCAGATGCCGCACCTGAAGCAAATCCGCTTCATCAACGATTATCATCCTGAAACGCCGTTGCAAACTTCGTTTGATAGCCGTTAAACGCTCGTTCAAACTGCCGCCAGGAGTAGCCTCGCCCAGAGCAAATAATATCTGATCAAGCAGCTCCTTTGCTGTAATCGCTTTGTTCATTACCACATAAGCTGCATGTTCATTTAGCATCGAATAATATCTAACTGCTTCGGTTTTGCCTACGCCGGAATTACCAGTAATAACAGCCAATTCTCTGCATTTTGAAGTCAATTCCAACACCTTTTGAACAGCTTTAAAACCAGTCGTATTACATAAATTCCAACGATAATCCCACTCATTTAAAAAATTCTCAAGACCATTAACAATATTGTCTTCACTCGCCTGATACTTGCCCGAGAGAACTTGTGATATTGTCGAGCGCTCATACCCTGTCGCCTTCTTCAAATCTCCAAGCGTTATCGTTCCCTCATCGAGCATCTTGTTGATTCTTTTTTTGACATCCATCAGCAAGCCCTCCCCCCTTCATTAACTTTTTTTATTAATTGAATCGGTTGAATTTCTTGTGCTTCTACAACTTTCCGAAAACATTCCTTACACGCATTACAAAAATCACCAAGCCCAACCTTGAATTCAGTCGAAATAATACTTCCGAATGGTCGTATTAGCCCTATAAATTCGTCTTGATAATAAATATATCCTGTTGATGGGGGCATTCCTTCTTTTTCATGATTTGTTTTGTTATATTTAACACCCCAGGATTCATCGATTTTAAATACGATAATATCAGCGCTCTCGTACAATTCCATCCCGTAAGCCATCAAAACCCGCATGAAATTGAAATAGCCGATGTCAAGAGTAAAACGATTGTTTGTCATAGCTAATCTCCCTATTTTTATTAATGGTTATTAATTAGTACCCAATTTTTTCTCGATCCACGCCCATGAATCTTCTTTCTGTTTTTTATTTTCCCTTTTAATCCTCCTTTCTTTTTGTTGTTGTTCGGCCGCCCGGTCAAATCGCGTCTTCTGAATACGCTCACCCGGCAATATTATTTTATCGGCTTTGCTTATTTTTTCATTGATTTCCGTCATTACATCTTTGATAATCTTTCGCTTGAATTCGATCCGCTCCCTTGTTAGCGCAGGATCCTTCATCGATGAGTAAATATAAGGTGTCGCTGTACATATAAACTTATTCTTATAAAACACCTGGATAAATGTCCGATCTGCTGGATCGTAACGCACCTCAACATTTCTTCCTATCAAATCGACTAACTTCGCATCATAATATTGTTCATTATTAATGCGAATGCCGATCTTTGAAACCTTGCGTTGCGCCGGCATCAGAAATAAAATATCTGCCGAAATTTTAGTTATCGTTGCCGGCTCATATCCATTATTTAAACACGTCTGGAAAGTTTCCACTGGACTCATACCCCGCATTCCCCTTCCTCCATGCGAAGTATTATTATACTTTTTGACTACCTCAAGCACAAATTGCCAGAATTCATCAATCTTAATATAGCTTTTCTGTTTCCGTATCAGCTTCAATTCATCTTTATCAGGATCTTCAAGACTACCAACCCGATTTCCAGACCAACCCGGAATCCCTTTGGCTAAAAGTCCCCGTTCAATTTCTTGAAATGTCCTTTCAATGAGTTTCGCCTGGCTATTTCTAACAATCGCGCGTATCTGATTAACATCCAACTCTGAATAAATACCTCGATATTCCTTTTCAAAAGCGTTCTCAAACCACATCTGAAATTCTGCATCATTTGAGCGCACCTTAATATCCAATAACCCGCCGGCTGTCAAATAATTCGACAACTCTGGCTTGCCCCAATCTGTATAGACAGAACCGGGAATTCCGTAAATACCCAGATTATCATCATCATCGACAATTCCCATTCTTAATGCCTTGCCAATTGTAAACCTATTATAATCTTCATCCATTGCGACACCGCTGACCCCCCGTGTTTTCAAATCCTGCCATAAATATCCGGTAGGTCTGAATATCCTATCATCAGCCGGATCCAAAACAAAAAAGTTGAACCTGTGCTGATCGCCGACCCAAAATTCATTCGCTTCCAGATCGCTATAATCTCTCAATACCGGTGGTCCAACTTCCGTATCCAGCCCCCGCCGTCCCCGGCGACGGTAAATATCAAGTTTATCAGGTAACTCCTTGATTATCCTTTGTAAGCTCCGTAAACTGCCGATCTTTGCTCCCATAGCTTCCGCCTGCATCGAAACTCGATAATATATCTCCTTAACTGTAAGCCGCCGTCCTTTTTTGAGAAAAAACCCGATGGCCATCTCCATAACTTCATCATCCCAGCTCCTCAATTCGCCTATATCAGACCGTTTCTTCCTCGCAAAAGCCATCGGGCTACGTTGTTTCTGATATTCCCCAAGCCAACGATACAGCGTGCGAGATGATATATCAGATTGTTTCGCTATCTTCGCTATCCATTCACCTTTCCTAACACCTTCCGGGCTCATCGCCCGCTCACAAATTATTTTTCTGTTTACCAATACGGCCCGACGCCCATCATCAAGAAAATCGCTCTCTGATCGACTTTCATTGCCGCCATATTTCGATTTATAATATCGTATCTGCGCCTCTGGCGTAAGCTCGGAAAAATGAATGAAATATTTTCTTATCCCATTAGAAAGAATAGAAGTCTGTATTTTGTTATAGTTACCTGCTTCGATCCTTAATCTAATAGCACGGTCTGTCAGTCTTTCAAATTCAGCAGTTTCCTCTGTGGTAAGATATATACCATTCCCCATTTTCGATCCAAGTTGTTTTATTAGTTGTAGGAAATATTTTCTTGACTTTGACGTGTAAAGTAATTATTTTCACCATTAGAATAGCGGGTATATAGTCGGTTAAAACATTTCCACACATCTTTACCAGGAGCAAGCCCATAAATAACCTGGTAAATATATTGACGGCTATATCCCAACGATCTGGCTATATCAGCCTGACTCAAATCAAAATCGATGAGCATTTTTTTTATTACTTTAGGATCACGCGGACATGATTTTAGCTTTGTTTTCATGGAATCTCCCTGGTAAATATTAAAAACATAATATTAGAATACTGCTCTTATGATTATAATAAATATTTTTGTATTTGTCAAGACTTTTTTTTAAAATATTGTGAAAAAATGAATATAAAAAATAAAAGAATAAATGAGTTATTGAAAATACTCAATATAAATCAAAAAGAATTCTGTGAAAAAACAGGAATAAAACAAAGTAGAATGTCCCAAATTATGTCTGGTAAGATTAAACCGGGCATCGACGTTTTAGAATTGATTAATAAGACATTTGATGTAAGATTAAGATGGCTACTAGGTGGAGAATATCCTATATTTAAATCTGATTTGGAAGAAAAGGGAATTGTATCTGATGAAGTTGTTTATTTGTCAGATAATAAAGAATTTAATCTAGATGGTATTGAAGAATTGATTCCTTTCTTAGAATCATATAAAAAAATCAAACAAAACATGGAGAAGAAAATCAAATCAGGAGATGATATCACCCAAATATTAAAACATCTCTCAAAAAGGGAAAGAGAGATGTTAATATTTTTGATAAATATCAACAAATCTGGACAAAAATAAACAATTAAAAATCGAAAAAAAACCACCTAAGTCACTTCCGCATGATTTTTTTTAATTATATTTGCAAGATACTTGTTATTTTAGGTTTAACTGACTTCCGCATCGACTTCCGCATGATTTTTGATGTTTTTCTTTCTTAATATCTTGTTTTGCATGCTTTTACCACACTTCCGCATAAGATGTCACAAGGTCTAACCGCTTTTTTTTCAGTATATTATGTTTTATCGCTTTATTTCTGCATTGCATTTTCCACTATGTGCAAGTCCCTATTTTTCAATCACTCAAACACCCTAATCTTTTCCGCCCCCCAAAAAATAATTTTCCCTGTTATTGTGTCGTTAGGGCTCCTTTTCTACATTTCATTGACATTTATTTTGTCGCCAAGTTTTTTTATAAACAACTACCCTTATTGTATTTAAAACAGTTTTCTTTTTTGACATTTATTTTGTCGCCCCACA